TTTGCTGAGGGAGGCGGATATGGGGGCTTTCAGGCTGGCCGAGGAGTTGGGTTTGGGCTATTCGTCTTTGGGGGTTAAGAAGTTCAGGCTGGTGTGGGAGCGGATGAAGGCCATGGGGTTAGACTTTTAAGTGGGGAGGCTTCTTCGGGAATGGGCATGCCGAGGCAATTCGAGATACTTGACGAGGACGAGCGCATTATAGCCGGTTATGCGAGCGTTGAGATTCTAGACAGCCATGGGGACATAATACCGATTGAGGAGATCGAGCGGGCTATGTATTCGCTTATGGATAGGGGTGGGTTGATACTTTACGGTCACAGTAATAAGCCGGTTGGCAAGATTTTGCGGTGGGAGATAAGGAAGCATCCGGAAGTTGATGCAAATGCTCTGTGGATCGTGGCCAAAATTTTCAAGACCTACCCGCTTGACGATGAGGTTTGGCGTCTTATCAAGGAAGGGCAGTTGAGGGGGTTTAGTATTGGCGGTCAGGGGGTCAAGGAGAAGCGGGTTCTGAAGAATGACGCTGATCCGTCTTTGCCGAAAGAGGTGAACGTCGTAAGGAATCTGAACCTGCTTGAGATCAGCGTCGTGCCAACTCCGGCCAATCCCTTAGCGACGATTGAGGCCGTCAACTATTTAGCTAAGTCGGCTGAGGCCGGTGAGAAAAAGCTGTCTATAGACGAGATCTTGGCTAAGTATAAGGTCCGGAAGGATATCTTTGACGCTACTGAGGGATGTGGTCTGTGCTATGAGATTGCTCAGATCATCAAGGACGTGGGTGACGTGGAGTTGGGTGTAAGGATTTGGCGGGCTATTCGGATAGAGAAGGAGATGAGTGACCTTGCGAGGCTGGAGAAGGAATGGGATAGCTTGTGGCAGAGGATTATGTCGCTGAAGGATTACGAGAGAGACGTGGCCGAGATAAGGTCGGAGGAGGCGGAGAGCTTGGGGGCGCCGTGGGACGAGCTATACCAAAAGATTAGGGAGGACCTTGAATACGTGAAGAAGGCTTTAGTTGATATCGCTAAGCCTTTTGGTCGGTGGGAGAGCTTCGATGATTGCGTGAAGGACATGCAAAGTAAGGGCTACAGCGAGGAGACGTCTAAGAAGATCTGCGGCCACCTACAGAACGTGTTGGAGAAGGACGACGACGTGGATGAGGTTCTGAAGAATTTGACTTTTGAGGCGCTGTTTGGGAAATCGGATTTGCCGTCTATGGTGCCGAAAGATAGATTGAAGTTCAATATCGGCAAGGTGAGGAAGCAATTGAAGGAGAATAACTATGTGGGTGCGGCTTTGGAGGTTTTGGGATTCGCTCGGGACATACTCGTGAAGGGAGGGGAGGATAGCGTGCCTTTGGTCGCGGTTTTGGACGCTTACATGGATTTCGTGAAGATGAGCGAGGAAATTAGGAAAGACAAGCGCCCGCCGCGGGACTGGTTCTACCGGTGCGTGGCAAGGACCGGGAGGCCGGCTCTCTGTGGGTGGGTCTTCTACCATCGGCTGAGTCCCACTAAGCCGCATTGGAAAACCGATCCCGACAAGCCTCATACGGCCGAGGCCCGTGCGAGGAAGAGGGCGTGGTTGAGGTCGAAGGAGGATTGAAGCTTATCCTTATAAGCGGGGCTTTTTCATACTTGTGGCGGGGGTTAAAGTATGCCTGAGCACACAGAACCGGAGAAGCCTCTCAAGACAACGGAGCCGGACGAGGAAGAGGAGACTGAGGAGGAAGAGGAAGTGGGGGAAGGGATAGACAAGCACCTTGAGAGGCTCTACAAGGCTATCGGCGAGCTGACGGAGGCCACCAAGGCGATCGCCTCTTACGTCAAGGCCGGAGAGGAGGTTACGAGAGGTCTCTTCGAGGCTCTGAAGGGGGAGATTGTGGGCCTTAGGGAGGATCTGAAGAAGCTTGAGGCGGGCTTTAGCGCGGCCGCTTCTGCGCACAAGGAGCAGGACAAGTTCCCGACAAGCGGGAAGCCGAAGGTGAGCGAGACGGCAGAGCCCGTCACCTATCCTCCAGAGGAGCTTAGGGAGAGGGGAGCCGAGATGCTGGAGAAGATGAGGAGCGAATTTGTCAAGAGCGTGGTTGCGCCGAGGCCTGCTGTGGCGAATCCTAACGCAGGGACTGACAAGGTGGGTGAGATAGTGAAGGCTATCTTGGCTGGAAACGTGAAGCCGGGCCAGGTGTCCGAACTGCTTAAGGAGGTGATGAGGAGATGAGCAGGTACCTTACTCCGCTGGATCTTGAGTACTTCTACACGGGCACGCCGGGGCATCCGTTCGTGGTCCACGCGGACCTGCTCGACATGATCGACATCCAGAAGGCTCTGGGCACGGTTGAGACGGGTACGACCGGCGTGCTGAACAGGATCTATGGGGCTCTGCTCTGGGCTCAGATGAACCAAGAGGCCAACGCCTTCGGCATGCTACCTAAGACGACATGGGTGAGGAGCGGTTGGCGTGTCAAGACGGAGTTCGCTGTCACCGACTTTGCCGACATAGGCCTCGCCGAGACGGCCTCTCTGCCGCCGAGCAGGATACCGGAGGTCAGGACCCTGTATGCCACGCCGAAGGTGCATGTTATGACCTTCGACGTGTCCGACGTGGTTGAGGCTCTGGCGAGCGTCTCTGCGGACGACGTGTGGGGCGCGGCGCATCAGGTCAGGGCCGAGATAGGCGTCGAGTTCGCCAAGCAGATCAACAGGGCGCTTCTGGCTAAGACTTACGACCCGGCTGGCAGGATGGTGATCGACACTATCGACAGGATCGTGTCTAACGATGACGAGTATACTGGAGCGCAGGATGGTTGGGAGGACGTCTATGGCATTGACCGGTCGGCCGAGCCGTGGGCTAACGCTTACGTCGACATGTCCTCGACTCTGAGGGACCTTACCGACTTCATGATCAGGAATCTGCTGATGCACACGAGGGCGAGGGGCGCCAACACTAACGTGCTCCTGACCGGCTACGATACTTATGCGGTGATTCAGGGGATCTACCTGACGTTCGCGAGGCAGGGCAATCCGATGACGGTAGATAGGGCGCAGTTCGGCATCAACGGCATCACGACGGCCGAGGGTAGCAACATGGGCATTCAGATCGCGAAGCTGTACGACATACCGCTGGTCCAGTCAGTTGACGCTCCGAAGGGATCAGGATCTGGTGAGATCAGCTACCTCTACGCACTCGACACGAGCGATCCCGAGGGCTACGGATTCCCGAGGATGAGCATATCTGTGCTGAGGCCGGTTGAGTACTTCGAGAGCAGGGATTACATCCTGCTGGGCAAGTTCGTGGTTCGCGGCGCTTACAGGTTCGTGGGGGAGCTGGTGGCGAGGTTCCTTTACGGCCAGGGCAAGATCAGGGACATCAGGGCGTGAGGTGACTTAGATGCCGACGGTCACTAAGGCGATCGGCTCGGTTCACGGGATAAGGGAGGGGAGGTTTCTTGAGTGGAACATGAGCACCGTGAAGATGGGGGTTGTTGACGTAACCTTTGGCTCTACTGAGACTTACACGACTGGTGGGATTGACGTTGCCACCGGGATAATGATGCAATTCGCGGACGTTCAGGAGATAGTTGGGGCAACTGTTCTATACCATAACGTGCCGGGATTCGTGCCAGTTTATGATGTTGCTACAGGCAGGCTTCGGTTCTTTGGTCAGGAGCCAACTAACACGACGGCGGGAGTGATAGGGCTTTCGGAGATGGCTAATGGTTCTACGGCAATCAGTGGTAAGGTGGTGCGTCTACTTTTCTTCGGTCTCTGATGGGGATGATTGATGAATGACGAGGACCGCCAACTTTTGGTGAGGATTGACGAGCGCGTGAAGTCTTTATGCGATAGGGTGGATAGGATCGAGAATCGGCTTGACCAAATCAACATGCTCCTACTTAAGAACGGCAATAGGTGGAGGGAGAGAGGCGTAATGGCCGGATTGGCAACTTTAATAGTGGCTTTGGCTGAAGCTTTCAGGAGGTTGATGGGCGGTGTCTGAGGTTAACGTTAGGACTCACAGGGCCGGACGGAAGGGTTGGGATACGGGATTCGTGGCCGTCCCAACAACTGAAAGCGACCTTGTGGGGCAGACGATTTACGTCAGTTCTATCTATATCGCAAATACGTCGGCGGGTGCTGTGATAGTGACCTTGAAGGTGAAAGGCACTGGGACGGTCATATTTAACAGATCTTTGGCCGCGGGCGAGGTGGTTAATCTATTTTTCTCTGAGCCGATACGCTTTGATGGTGGTATAAGGCATTCAGCTTCAACTACTGGAGCCATTATTCACGTGGCGGGATATCTGTAGAGTATTTATGGTTTGGGGTTTTCATCATTAAACTCGGTCTTTAAATTAGCGTGAACTCTTGATCATGCGAAGATGGATGCGTCAGGTCCTGTGGGAGTTGGGCCGAGGATATCTCGTGAGAGGAGTGGAAAACGACTACTACACCGAGGCCGGAGGGTTGTGCACATGTTGGGCGGGGCTAAGGCGCAGGCAGTGTGTTCACAAGAGGATGGTGATGTGGGCCATGCCGGTGTCGCTTAAGGATGCTGTGAAAAACCTGAAGTTCTTGAGGTCGAGCTTGAAGGGACTTAACGAAGTCTATGGCGGATCGCTTTACAATTCCGACGAGATAGTGGCACTGTATGGGAAGCCTCAAGTTGGCAAGACGCTATTCGCTTTGCAGGAGGCCGTGGCTTCGGGGACGAATGTGCTATACATCGATACTGAGGGTGGCTTCAAGGGCATGGCTCAGAAGTGGCTTGACGTGTTGGTGGAGCGGTTCAAGGCGAAGAACGAGATTTACCTTGAGACGTGCAAGACGCTCGACGCCCTTACCGAGTTCTTGGGCTTCAGGACGAGGGTGGTCTTCAGGGTGGCCGACGAGGGCGGGGACGAAGAGGAGGAAGAAAGGGAGAAGAGGCGCGGGAAGGAGCCGACCACGTTAGAGGAGAAGATCAGGGAGCTTCAGAAGCAGGAGAGGCGGGAGGCGAGGTCCGAGAAAGGCAAGATGGAATTCAGGGTACTGGAGCGCTTCGAGAACGCACCTATCGACGTATGGGTACAAGAGCAAAAGATTGGCTTTGTCATACTTGA